CTGGAGCCACGCATGGCAAACCTTGAACGGATCGTCAATGTGGCGATCTCCCTGAACACCACGGCGATCAAGCAGCAAAATTTCTCGGACATCCTGGTGCTGGGCGCGCACGCGCTGGCGGTCGGCCGCATCCTGGTCGTCTCGGAGGCGGCCGAGTTGCTGGAGCTGGGCCTGAGCCAGGCCGACCCGCTGTACATCGCCGTGCGCGACGCTTTCAAGCAAATCCCGACCGTGCCGCGAGTCTTCGTGGGCCGGCGCCATGTGGAGACCTCGCGCGTCACGGTCACGCGGGCGAATGCCAGCGACTATGCGATTACGTTGTCCTGGCGAGGTCAGGATGGCAACGTCCAGTCGTTGGCGTCCAAGTTCACCGGCCTGGCCGACAGCACGCCGGCGACGATCGCCGCCGGTTTGGTGCAGGCCATCGTCGCAGGCGGTGCGCCGGTGTCGCCGACCTCGGTCGGCTCGGAGATCTCCATTACGGCAAAGGACGCCGGTACCGCAGTAGCGGTCGCGGTCAAGGGCAATCTGTCGTTGGGTATCGCGACCAGCTCGGAAGCGCCGACCGCTGCCCTGGCCGCATGCAGCAAGGAAAATGCCGATTGGTACGGCGTTGCGCTGGCCAGCCGCAAGGAGGCCGACATCCTGGATGCAGCCGAATGGGTCGAATCCAATGGTCGGCTGTTCGGCGTTTCCAGCGCCCAGGCTGGCATCCTCGACGCCGCCGTCACCAACGACCTGGCCTCGAAATGCCAGCAGAAGCAGTATTTCCGCACGCACGTCTGGTTTCACGGTAAGGCCGACAGCGAGGCGGTGGAGGCAGCGGTTGCGGCCAATCGTTTCACGTTCTATCCGGGCGGGGAAACCTGGGCCAACGCGCGCCTGGCCGGCATCACCTACGACGGGCTGGCCGAGGGCCAGGCGCTGGCGGCGCACGCCAAGAACGCCAACACCTTCGAGCAGATGCGCAGCTTCGCCGTGACCCAGAACGGCAAGGTGGCCGCGGGCGAGTGGATCGACGTCATCCGCGGCCGCGACTGGTTGGCCGAGCAGGTCAAGATCGAGGTGGCCACCCAGCTCGTCAACGCACCCGGCAAGGTGCCGTTCACCGACGACGGTATCCAGGTTCTGGTGGCCGGCGTGCGCAAGGCCCTGATGCTGGCCCAGGCCCGCGGCCTGGTGGCGCCCGACGAGGTCGACGCCGCCGGCAAGATCATCCCGGGCTTTGTGATCTCGGCGCCGCTGTCGATGAACATTCCCACTAATGACAAGGCCAATCGCGTCCTGCGCGATCTCAAGTTCAGCGCTCGACTGGCCGGCGCCATCCATGTCGGCGACATCAAGGGCAACCTGACCTATCAACAAATCTAAGCGGAGCACCTGAGTATGTCCGTAAAAAGCTATGCCCCGAGCCGGGTGAAGATCGTGATGGGCGCGATCGCGCTCAGCGGCCTGGCCGAAGACACCTTTGTCACCGTGGCCGAGATCGGCGAGGGAATCACCTCGGTTTCGGGCGTCGATGGCGAGGTGGCCCGCGCCATGTCGCGCGACACACGCCTGCGCATCACCGTGACGCTGTTGCAAACCAGCGCCAGCAACGCGCATCTGTCGGCCTTGCACCAGGCCGACAAGGCCACCGACGGCGACGGCGCCGTGCCTGTGGCCGTGACCGACCTGCGGGGCAAGTCGCTGCACGCCTCGGATTCCGCCTGGATCGTCAAAAGCCCTGAGGCCGGCTACGGCGCCAAGGTCGGCACCCGTGAATGGGTGATCGAAACGGGTCCTTCCATCAACGTCATCGGAGGCAATAGCTGATGAGTCGCACGCTGTCGGTTTCCATTGGAACCACCACCTTCCATATCCTCAAGTTCGACGCATCCACCCAGCTCAAGCTGTTGGGCGATTTGCAGAAGGAAATCTTGCCGGCTGCTGGCTCGCTGTTTGGCGCCGTCGTGGGTGGCCAGGCGGGCGACGGCTCCGCTGGTACTGGCGAGGCCATACAGCGGGACGAGCTGGCCGTCATGCAAGCCCTGCGACACCTGTCCAGCCGCCTGGGCGGCGACGAGCTGCAGAAGTGGTTTGGGCTGCTGGTCGGCCCCGACAACGTCAGCTTCGAGCTCGAGGGCCGCGAGCCGCAAAAGCTCACCGATGCCCACCGCGGGCTGGCCTTCCAGGACTTCTCCGAAATCCTGGAACTCATGTACCACGTCCTGATGCACAACTTCGCCGGCCCTTTGGCGCGTTGGGCCAGCCGCTTTGGTCTGGCCCGCGGGAAGCTGGGGAATCTGTCGGCGTCTTCCGCCCCGACTTTGAGCGAGAGCTGATCATCTGGCGGCCGATCCTGGCCGGCCACATCAGCCTCGACGCCGTGCGCCAAGGGCATGTGGACCTACTGGACATCCTGAAGCTGAACGCCCTGATGGACGCGCAGGAAGCCCAACAGGCCCACGCCAATAGGAAAGACCGATGAATGTAGTTCGCGAGCTGGTGACCCTCCTGCGGTACGAAGTGGACGATTCGGGTCTCCAGAAGTACCAGCAAGCCTATTCGGAGGTCCAGGACACCATTGCACGGGTCACCGAATCCGCCGTGCAACGCATGCGAGAGAGCTTACGGCAGGCCGCGACCTTGCGACCCGCAGCCGTACCCACGCCAGCCGTGAGCACGCCGACGTCCGTAGGCCTGCCGTCAGTACCTCGTGGCGCGGCTGCGGCTGTTGCTGGCGTTGGGGCGGCATCGGCTTTTCCGGTCAACGTCGCGGATGCGCGAGCTCGGATTGGGCAGGTTCAGGCCGCCTACGGCACCTTCATGGCCAAGGCGCGCAGCGGCCTGCACACGGTTCGGGAAATCGGAATCGGCACCTGGGAGGGCATTCGCCTGGGCATTCAGGATGCCCGTCAGGCTCAGGAACGCATGACCCGCGCGCAATGGCAGGGCGTGCGCGTAATCAAGGAGCAGGCCGGTGCCTTCTCGGGCCTGCGCAAGATCGTCGGCACGGTCTTCGGCGTGGCCGTCGTCCGGCGGATCTTCAGCGACATCGATGCGTGGGGCCAGATGGAGGCCCGCATGCGCCAAGCGACCGCTTCGGCGCAGGCGTACTCGGAGGTCGATCAACAATTGGCCCGCGTGGCCCGCCTGACCTACAAATCGTACGAGTCCAACGCCGAGCTGTTCGTCCGCACGCGCCGCACCATGGCCGACCTGGGCAAAAGCACCCAGGACACGGTGGACGTGACGGAAGGCCTGGCGCTGGGGATGGCGCTATCCAGCACCAAGGCGCAGGACCAGGAATCGGTCATCGCCTCGCTGACCACCGCGATCATGCAGGGCAAGCTGGCCATGCACCAGTACAGCACGCTGATGCGGGCGGCGCCTCGCCTGCAGGTGGCGCTGGCGGACGGGCTGGGCCTGACCACGGACAAGCTGCTCGAGCAGGTGAAGGCTGGCCGCCTCACCAGCGACAGGTTCCTGCCGGCGCTCCAGTCGCAACTGGTGAAGATGCGCATCGAGGCGCAGGACATGCCCGTGACCATGGCGGACGCCATGACGGTCTGGAACAACGCCTTTCAGCGGTTCTGGGGGCAGGCCTGGCTCGGGCGCCAGGCGGTGCTGGCTGTCACCCGCGCCATTGAGTTCCTGGCCGACCACGTCCAGACGGTGGTCGGCCTGCTGGCCCTGACCAGCGGTGCCTGGGGGTTGGTGAAGCTGCGGGCTTGGCTTCGGTTGGCCACGGTGCAATCTGGCGGTCTTATCCGTTCGCTGGTCTCCGCCACGCGCGCGGCGATCGGGCTGGATACGGCCATGGCGCTACGCCGCGGCCCCGCCGGCGCCCGACGGATGCTCGCCCTCTGGAACCGCGCGCTCGTGCCGATGCTCCGCATGGCCGCGCTGCTGTACACGATCTACCTGTTGATGGACGACATCGGCGTTTGGTATCGGGGCGGTGACTCGATGCTGGGCGACCTGATCGGCCCGGTGGAGGAGTGGAAGGACGAGATCCAAACGGTCAAGACTTTCCTCATACAGATCAAGGACATGCTCGGCGGAGCCGGCAAGGACCTCAAGCCCTGGCTCAAGGGGCTCGGCACGATCCTGATCATGGCCTACGGGCTGTGGAAGATCTTCCGAGGGTTTTTGTGGGTCCTGGGCGTGGTCCGCGATGTGTTCGTGTTCTTGGCGACGCGGGTAGTGCCAATGCTATGGCGTGCCTTCGTGATGACGCCGTGGGGCCGCATCGCAGCGCTCGTCATCGGCGGCCTGTGGCTGATCTGGAAGTACTGGGATCAGATCAATAAGGCCCTGGGTGACGCCTGGAACTGGCTGCGGAGCAAAGCCAAAAGCACCTTCTTCGATCCGGTCCTCGAGTACATCGACGCATTGTGGACGTTCTGGGTGGGGCTGGTGAGGGGCGTCGTTGCTCTGTTCACCGGCGACTGGGACGGCGCGATCGCGCATTGGCGCAACGCCTTCAGCGGCTTGTGGAAGTTCTTCGAGGATATCGGCGGTCGCATGATCGCCAAGATCCAGGAGATCGGGGCCGCCATCACCAAGTGGATTACCGACAAGGTCGAAGCGGCGGCTAAGTGGCTGGAGCGGCTGCTGCCGGGGGACATGCTGCCCGACGACCAGAAGGCCGCCATGGCTGCCCCCAAAGAACTGCTGGGCAATAAGGCTGTCTGGCAGGCGTTCGCCGGCGGGGCGGGCATTCCGCTCGTGTCGACCGGTGCCGCGGTCCGCGCCGGCGCGCCTGGTGCGCGAGGCCCAATGACCGTAGAAATCCACAACGAAACCACGGTCAATGCGCCTGGCGCTGATCCGGGCGCGGTAGCCGGCGCGACCGCGCGTGGCCTGGCCAACACGCAGCGGCGCAGCATTGACCGCCTGGCAGAGTTTCTGGACTTTCATACGGGCGTAGAAGCCGCAAGGTAGGGGTAGAGCCGCGATGAGTTTCGTGTCGATGGTGTTCGGATGGGGCGGGGGCAGCAGCATCGGCGTGCTGCCCCTGGATGCCCTGATCAACGAGAGAACATCGCTCAACAGCCGCGCGACCGAGTATCCGGTCGAAGACGGCCCGCCGGTGACCGACCACGTCGTGCAGGAATCGGAGCTGCTTACCCTGGAAGGCTGGGTGACGGCGGCGGAAGCCTCGTTGCTGGGCGGGATGAAGACGATCGCTTCGCGCATTGGCAGCCATGGCGGAGGCGGCCGCTCCAAGCTGATCGGGGCCAAAGAGGCGCTGCGCAAGATCCACGCAGACCGGCTGCCTGTGACCGTCGTGACGGGGTTGGATGTCTATGTCGGGTTCGTCATGGAGCGGTGCGATATCGACCGCAGCAACGAGGACGGCGAGCGGTTCAGTATCAGCGCGGACTTCCGGAAGATCCGCAAGGTCGCGCTGCGCCAGGCCGTGATTCCTCCGGAGAAGGTCAAAGGCAGCGTGAAGGGCAAGGCAGGAGCCACCAAGACCAACGCCGGCAAGGCGACCCCCAAGGAAGTGTCGGTGCTCAAGAGCGATACCGGCCAGCTCATCGGCAAAGTCAAACAGGTCATCTTCGGGAAATGAAGCGATGTTGCAGATACCGATCCTCGATGCCAATGACAGCCTCACCGAGGTAGAGCTGGACGGCGTCACGTTCTTTCTGGGCCTGTCCTGGAACAGCGAGGCCGAACGGTGGACGCTGTCCATCGAGAACGCCTACAACGAGGTGATCGTCGGCGGCATCGCCGTTGTGCCCGATACGCCGTTGCTGGCGCTGTATCGGCACTTGGCGGTGCCGGCCGGCGAGCTGGTGGCGCTGGCGCCCGACCGGCGCGATGCAATCGACCGGGAGGCCTTGCCCGCCGGCAAGGTGGCGCTGGTGTACGTCGAGGCGGCTGAGGTGGCCCATGGCGAGGTTTGATCGCGTGTACCGCCTGCTGGTGGGCAAGCCGAACCAGAAGGGGCTGGAGATCCGGCAGCCCATGCGGGTCACCTTCGAAGTCAGCAAGGACGCCCAGGAAGAGCCCAACGACCACAAGATCAGGATCTACAACCTGGCCGCGGACACTCGCCGGGCGCTGGAAGAGCCGGGTTTGCGCTGCGTGCTGTACGCCGGCTATGCCGAAGAGGGCGGGCCGCTGTTGATGGCGTCGGGCAGCGTGGTTTACGCCTACACCTGGTACGAACTGCCGGATGTGGTGACGGAGCTTGCCGTGAAGGACGGCTACACCGAGGTGCGGGACACCGCCGTCTCGATTGGCCTGGGGCCGGGCGCGCAGGCCAGCGCCATCATCCGGGATGTGGCGCGCCAGATGGGATTGCCCCTGGTGATGGCCGACGACGTGCCGGACCGCCGATGGCAGCAGGGGTTTTCGTTCTACGGAGCCGCCCGCACCGCGCTGCACAAGGTGACGCAGGGCACCGGCCTGGAATGGTCGATCCAGAACCAGCAATTGCAGGTTGTGCGCCGGCGCGGGACGACCCGTCGCAAGGCGGTGGTACTGGCGGCCGACACCGGCCTCATCGGCTATCCGGAGCGCACGCGCGAAGCGGCAAGGGAAAAAGCCCGTGTGCGTGACAGCCAGACAAACGACGACGTCCGCCTGGTCAGCGCCCGCCAGCAGCTCGACGGCTGGCGCGTGACTTCGTTGCTGCTGCCTACGATCAATCCTGGCGACCTGGTCAAACTGGAGAGCCGCACGGTGCAGGCCTTCCAGCGGGTGGAGGCGGTGCGTCACTACGGCGACAGTGCCGGCGGCGACTGGCAATCCGAGCTGCAACTGGTCGACCCGCATCTGCCGCATCGTGAGAAGAGAAAGACATGAAAAACCCGATTGCAGGGCTCCGGGCCCTGATCGACGCGGAGCTGGCAGACGTGTATACGACTCTGCCGGGGGAAGTCGTGTCCTATGACGGCGTCACGGTGACCGCGCGCCCGGCCCCGGCCAAGCGCCTGGCAAACGGCGAAGTCCTGAAGCCGCCCCAGATCGTCCGAGTGCCGGTCAGGTGGTTCACCGGGGACGTGAACGGCGCGCAGGCGCTCATATCCGTCCCGCTCAAGGCGGGCGACCCCATCACGCTCTCGTTTTCGGCGCGTTCCATTGAGAACTGGCTGGCCGGCGACGACGGGCCGCCCGACGATCCCCGCCAGTTCGACCTGTCGGATGCGTTCGCCAGCCCCGTGGTGCGGCCGGGAATCGCCAGGGCCGATACCGAAAATCTGAGCATTCAGTACGGCCAGGCCTCGATGAAGCTGTCGCCCACCGGCGCACTGAGCTTCGTGGTGGCGTCCTGGACAGTGCAGGCCGAGCAGACCACGTTCAACACGCCGCTGACCGTGAACGGGCCGCTGCGGTACACGCAGGGCCTGTCCGGCGAAGGAGGCGAGGGCGGTGCATCGATGACCGTCCGCGGCGGTGTGGCGTTCGAGGGCGGCCGGCTTACTCATGACGGCAAGGATGTAGGGGCCACGCACGTGCATCCCAACGGCATGGGCGGAATGACGGAGAAACCTGTCTGATGACGATCGATCTTGCACTGTCCGACGACCACGACCTGGCGCTGGACCTTGTCGGCCGCGCTTCGTTGATCGACGGCGCCGCCAAGGTGGAGCAACAGATCAAGGTGACGCTGCTGGCCTTCCTGGGCGAGTGGTTCCTCGATACCAGCTTCGGCGTGCCGTACTTCGAGGAAGTCCTGGTAAAGGCCCCCAATCGAGCCGCGGTCGAGGCTGCGTTTCGCGCCCGGATCGGTGAGGTGCCTGGCGTGTCCCGCGTCCGGCGCCTGGGGCTGGAAATCGACCACGGCAGGCGGCGTCTGTGCGTCTCCTACGAGGCCGACACATCGGCGGGCCTGCTTGCCCAGGTAGTCGACCTGCATCGCCCCTGAACCCATTTTCTTGAGTAGTCCATGGCCTACGGTCTCACGCCGGACGGGTTCGTCCGCATGCGCCTGCCTGAAATCCGGCAGGAAATCATCGAAGACCTGCGCGCCCGGTTGAGGGCGGCAGGCGTAAACGACGCCGTCGAAACGCGGCCAGACAGTGTCATTGGCCTGCTGATCGACACCTTCGCCGAGCGAGCGGCGGCCCTCTGGGAGCAGATGGAGGGCGTTTACCTGTCGATGTACCCCGGCTCGGCTGTCGGCGTGTCGCTGGATCGGTCGGTCGCCTTCACCGGGGTGACGCGCCAACCTGACCAGCAGGCGCGAGCCTATGTCGTCCTGTATGGGAGCGAGGGGACGGCCGTTCCCGCCGGTGCCTTGGTGCGCCACCGGGTCAGCCAGAACCTCTGGGCGCTCGTCGGGGACGCGCAGATCCGCAGAACCGCCGCCGCGGATGTCTGGCTGCGACCCGTGGTGACGCCCGAGTCGCTGTACGAGGTCGTCGTCGACGGCCAGGCCTATTCCTACACTTCCGGTCCCACCACCAACCTGCCGGCGATCCTGGCCGGCCTCGTGGCCGCGTTGGCGTCCACAGGCCTGGCCGCTTCCAGCGACGGCGCGGCTATTCGCCTTCTAACCGATGGCCGGGTGGCGCGCTCTTTCACCTGGTCGCCGACCTTGGACCTGGTGCGCTTGGGCTCACCGGCGCTGGCCGTCTCGGCCGACCCGTCGGAAGAAGCGGCCGCGCCGGGCGACTTGAACGGCATCGTGACGGCCGTGGATGGTTGGGATGCAGTGGAGAACCTGCAGGCCGGCGTCCTGGGGCGCTTGGCCGAGAATGACGCCGCGCTGCGGGCGCGGTATCCCACCGGCTTGTTCCGCCTGGGGGCGGCGACCCTGCCAAGCCTCGCACCCAACATCCGTGATCAGGTGCCTGGCGTGCGGGCGCTACGTGTGTTCCAGAACACCAGCGATGACGTTGACGCGGCGGGCCGGCCGCCGCATTGCATCCATGTGGTCGTGGACGGCGGTCTGGACGACGAAGTCGCCCAGGCGATCTTCTGGACCAAAGGGGGCGGCATTGATACCCATGGGGCGACACGCGTCGTTGTGGCCGACAAGCAAGGCGCCCGGCATCCCATCCAGTTCGACCGGCCGCAGCGGGTCTTTGTCTGGGTGTGGTGCGCGGTGACGCTGCTGCCGCCCTCTGAACAGGCGTTCCCGCCGGATGGATTCGACGCCATCACGGCAGGTCTCGCCGCCGCGGGGGAAGGCTTCTCGATCGGGGACGACGTGATCCGCCAGCGGCTCTTCGGCGCGATCTACCGTACGCCGGGCATCGCCACGGTGGATCTGCGGCTGGCTCATTCCACGGATCCCGCTTTCGTCCCCCGCCGGGCCGACTACACCACATCCAACATCGACATCCTGGATTCCCAGGTGGCCGTGTTTGACCAATCTCGCATCAAGGTGACCTGATGGACCTGCAGCAAGACCATGCCGGCATCGCCTGGTCCCACTGGCTAGGCCAGTTCCAAGGCAAGCCGAGGCTTGAAGCCTTGGTCAAGGCGTTGCTGAAGCCGGCCGACGGCCTGCAGGGCGCCTTGCTCGCCATGTATGAGCAGCGCTGGCTGGATACGGCCGAGGGGCGGCAGCTCGACGGCATCGGCGAAATCGTCGGTCTGCCGCGCGCTATCGATGACGCGATCTATGTGCGGTTCTTCGGCTTTGCCGGGCAGCCAAATGTTGGCGGCTTTGGTGAAGTGCGACTGCGCCGAGCCAACGAGCGGTCGGTGGCTGGCTCGACCCGGCTGCTCGATGCCGAATACCGAAAGCTGCTGTATTGGAAGATCGCCCTGAACAACGGCCACGGCACGACGCCCGAAATCATGGCCTCGCTCAAACCGATTTTCGACGTCAACAACGTGGTGGTGCAGGACGCGGGCAACGCCAAGATCCGCATTTGGGTCAGCCGGATTCCAGGCCCGAACGACCCGCTGATGGTCAATCCCTACAAATGGGTGCCGGCGGCCGCTGGCGTGGGCGTGCAAATTATCTCCGGCTCAACGGAAAAGCCGTTTGGCTTTCGTGAGCAGGGTTTCTACGGTTTTGGCGCCGGCGTGCTGGCGCGGGAAATTCACTGATGGCTGAAACCAATTTCTTCCAGCTCTTCAAGGCGACGTGGGCGCAGAACGGCACCACGGACCGGATCTCGGCTGCCCAGTACAGCACAGGGTGGGCCTACATCGGGTCGTTGCCGCCGACGGTGGAGCAATTCAATGCTGTGCAGCAGTTCACGGATCAGAAGCTGACCT